GCCGGTAGTCTGGTCGTGCGTGATCGTCATGATCCGCTGCTCGGTGTAGAACTCTTGCACGAGGTCCAGCACGTTGCGGGCCAGGATGTAGTCGGTACGGGTCAGGTTGTCCAGCGGCTTGACCAGATTCGTAGAACCCGCCTGACGCTTTTGCTGGATGGCTTTAGCGGCAACGTCGGCACGGTCCATCCCCTGCATGGAGTCTGAGACTCCGCTGATGGTCTTGACGTGCTCTTCCGCCTTGTAGGAGATTCGATCCAGTCCTTGGGGTACCTGATTCGGCGCAATTTTCTGGACATCTTTGTCCGGGTCCCCGTTCACCTCGATCACGATGCCGGTCTGAGCGCCCTTCTCTTCCAGCTCCTCGACTGTCATGTTGCTCAGGGCACCGGCCTTGACCTTGTAGCCTGAGTTCGCGGTGGTGTTCACCACGTGCAGCTCTTGGCTGGTGACCTTGTTGAGCAGCTCCTGGGAGCCGATGAGGTTCTCCACAAGGCCGACGGTGCTCCCCCGGCGAAAGTGGGGGAAAAACGGCACGATGGTGTAGTGTTTGTAGGGCGACCAGTCGTCGTGCAGCAGCACGTTGTCTGCAATCACTGTCCAGCGGATGCGGCGCACCAGCTTCGTGGTGACACTGAAGCCGAATTTCTCCACGAACGTGGCAATCCGGTTGCGGTCGAACTCCTGCGGGATGGGGCGCATGTCACCATCTTGAGAAACGAAGTGTTTCTGGCGATCCAGCATGCGGTACTGGCGGTCGATGATGCGGATGTTGCGCATCACGTTGCTGTTGTCGTAGTCGCCCGTGTACATCGGGTTGAAGCGGTCGCCGAAGCGGTCGCGGAACGCCTGTATGGAGTCGTAACCGTAGGGGAAGTAGCTCTGCTCGCGGTTGCGCAGCAAATTGGCATCCTCCTCGCTGTACAGCACCGCGATATCGTCGGCGGTCACCCACTTCGTGGTGAACACCTCGCTCCATGTGTCCGGGTCGTAATCCTCACCGTCAGGGTCGATGACAACATTCTTCGGGTTCATGTTGTCAATGGCGACCTCACCCTCCATGCTGTCGTTGTAGTCGATACGAACGTCCAGGAAGCCACGGCTGGTGATGATCCCGTCAGCGAACATGTCCGAGCGCTTCCAGGCCATCTGGTTGTTGTCCATGATCTGCCTGTAGACCTTGTTCAGCACGTCCGCGTTCTCTGCGGGCGCACCGGCGCGGGGGCGGAAGCTTGTCTCGGCTCGGGCCTGAATCTGCTCTCCCATGATGTTGGACACCGTGGGGAGAATCTTGTTAATCGTCAGCGCTGGGCGGCGCACCAATTCCAGACGGGCGCGGTCGGTGGGGTCCCACTGATCGCCCATGAAGAAGCGGTCGCACTTCTCTGCCTTCTCGACGTACTTGGCGTGGCCGTTGTCACGAGCCCACGCGTAACGGGTCCAGATCTTCTTAGCGAGTTCGGTGTTGATTGGCATGGTGCGCTCGGCTTGTGTAAACACAAAGTCCGAGCGATGCGCTCTTCATCCTTTGGGGGTGGAAGTTAAAGATCACTTCAAATTCCGCAGCTTATAGAGGGTCAAGGCTGTCAAACCTTCCATCTCGGCCAGGATGTTCAGGAGCGACTGACTGTCGGCGTCCTCGCTCTCTTCTTCTGTGATGTCTTCCAAAAACTCTTCCAGCAGCTCGACCGGCGTGCCTGCAGGCAACTCGACGGTGGGCCACGACGTGACCTGCTTGGTCAGCCCCATGTAGACCTCGGCGTACTTGTCGGTGAGTTCGAGCAGGCTGGTGTAGAACTCATCCAGAGCGATGTGCTCGGCGTAAGACTTGCTCGATAGATGGGCAAAGTGAATCGCCGTACGCAAGGCAAAACACTCAGCGATGAAGGTGGGGCAGGTGTCGGTGTAGGCCATAGGTTACGCGGCCATCGCAGAGCCAGTAGAGTTGGAGAGCTTGAGCTTGTCGCGCCAGGATTTCATGGGTTTCGCCTCTGATTTACGCGGCGCTTCGCGCCCTATCACTAACTGCGTCATCCAGGCCAGTGAGTCCACTTGGTCATCGTGAGCGCCAGCCGGAAATCGCAACATCTCTGCCTTGAGCGAGTCGAACCACTCCCCGTTCGTGTTGAAGCTGACCATCCCCTGCTGCATCCGCCCTTGCAGTGGGCGGGCGCGGGCCATCTTGTCGGTGATGGGCTTCAGGACCACGATGGAGGGGTAGAACTTCCGCTCTCGCATTCTTTTCTTCAATAGAGCTTCGATTGCCCGCCAAATCTGACCGTCCTCGAAGCCGATTACTAGGGTCGGACTATACCATTTCGAAGCTAGATTCAGAATAGACTCAACGATGAAAAACGCGTTTCCACTCTTAAAACGCAGCTGGTCGACCACGTGCAGCACGTCGTTCTCGTCCTGCAAGCCCACGGTGCCCACGGTGTAGTCGCTCTGCTTTTTCTCGCTGATGGCGAAGTCCCACGCCATGTAGACGTACGACTTCTGGAGGTGCGGCGGCTGGCCGCGACGGAACTGGTCCTTGGTGAAGTACGACCCGTCAGCCGGCACAGGGTTCTGCTGGTACAGGGCGCTCCACCACCGGCCGCCTTTGTTCTGGGCCTTGATCCGCATGAGCTTGTCGAGGTCATACCGATCAGGGTGCAGGGCGTCGCCTTTATGGCGCAAGAGGGTGTATGGGTCGTTCTCTGGGGGCTCGCCGTACTCAATCAGGTCCGTGCTCTGGTTCAGGTATTCGTCGTCCTCCGCCACGGCGGGGTACTTGATGACCTCGAACTTGTCCACGAACTCGTCGTCGCTGCCCTCCTTCATCATGGTCTGGAGACGCCCAGCCAAGTCGTCGTCGTGCCACCACGTCTGGATGATCAGCACGCCCCCGCCCGGGGCCAGGCGGCTGTAGGCGGTGGAGAGGTACCACTCCCAGATTTTCTCCCGCGTGTCCGCGCTGTCAGCCTCTTCGGCGTTCTTGATCGGGTCGTCAATCACCAGACAGTGCGCACCTTTACCGGTGATGGCGCCGCCAATACCTGCGGCGACGTACCCACCCCGGCTGTCTTTCACGCCCCACGACTCTGTGGACTGGTTGTTAGGGTCCAAGCGGGTGTCAAAGATGTTCTCGTAAAGCGGGTCCGCAATGATCTGCTTGACCTTGCGGGAAAAGTCCATAGCCAGAGACACGTTGTAAGAACACGCAATGAATTCATGGTCAGGGTGCTGGCCGAGGTGCCATGCGGGGAAGTTACGGGAGACCAGCTCGCTCTTCCCGTGCCGTGGAGGCATCAGAAGCATCAGCCGGGGCGACTTCCCAGCCGCAACGTCCTTGGAGAATCGTTCCAGGCGGCGGCAGATGTCACGATGAACCCATCCGTCCTTGTACTTCGGGTTGAAGCGCTGCACGAACGGCAGCAGCAGACGCTTGGAGAGCACGCGCTGGGCCAGTTCGGCCTGCGCTTTGAGCAGAACAGGGTTTGGGGTGGGGTCCTTAAGCGGTTTCGTCGCCATCAGCGGGGTCCTGTAATGGTCGGGCGCTTGGGCAGCGGCTCGGCGTTGGCCTCGTCGTACGCAGCACCCGCGATAGCGGTTCCAACCATGGGGGCGAGGGTGCCGCGCAGTGAAGGCAGGCTCTGAACTGCCGACTTCACCACCCCGGCAGCGGGGGTAGCTACGCTGCGAACGGCTGCGAAGCCCGGGAGTGACAGCGCGGCGGCTGCGGCGGCATCTCCGAAGTTTCCTTGCCCCAGTGCATCATGCAGCTGGCCCAGGTTCGAACCAAACCCAGTCATAGGGTTCAACTGGCGACCGACGCGTTGGGCGAACGAGGGGTTCGAGGCTTCGAACTCCGCATTTTGCGCCGACCAGTAAGGGCCGATGTTGCCGAAGAGCTGCTCGCGCAGGGAGGGATCAGTTGGTTTCGTCGCCATCGTCGTGGTCCACGCCAATCAAGGCCTGATCCACGCCGGTTAGGGACACTTCTTCAATGATTTTGAGGAGTTCCGCGTCGGTCATCTTGTTCATGCGCTCAATGGCGACGCTTCCATTGACATTCACGTTGATGTCCACTTTCTTCGGCTCGTAGTAGCCGCACAGCTTACCGATCTCACGGTAGCCAGCAATCATGGTGGCCGGTTCAGACATGAGCTTGGCCATGTCGATGGCGTCCTTCAGGCCCAGCATCACCTCCTCACGGGTCATCTGCGCTGCCTTGCGGAACTCTTCCTTCACCAAGTTGTACTGCTTCAGGATGTTGGGCATCTTGGTCATGCGGTACGCATAGGAGACCTGCTCGGTGGAGTAGCCGGCACGCTGGTAGGCGTTTGGCAGGGAGTCGCCTTCTGCCCAGAACTGGACAAACAGGCGCTGTTGCTCCGTCAGGGGCTTGTCTGGGCTGACCCGTGCCGCAGCGGCCATGGTCGTGGTTTCCTTGCTACGCAGTTTGGCGATGTCAGAGGCTTTGGTGCGCTCTTTACGTTTTATCTGCGCCGTGTTTCGCATGGTAGTCATGGGCGCGATTTTAGATCGAACTTGGATCAGAGGGTGAGGTGCTTAATTTCTGGGCAGGAAAATTTTTTAGAAATTTTTTAGAACCACACCGACTCGTGAGTCTCTCCTCCCCCTAGCGCTTACGAAGCCCCCACTTCGGGTTCGTGTTTGTGCTCGGGGGTAGGAGTCCCTACCGGTGTAGCCGAGCGCTGAAGCGCTCGGGTCTTGGTAGTTGTGTGAGCAAGTTCGCTCTGTTATCTCATTAAGGAGTTCGATATGTCCGCAGGTTCCGCTATTGGTAAGTTCGTCGCTAACACCGCTGCGTATGCAGTACATGGTGCTGTTGTCTCTGTTAACGCTACAGGGCGTTTTGGTGCAGAGGTTGTCTCGTCTGCTAGTGAGCAGTACACGATCAAGTCGGCAGAGCTGGCGGCACGCCGTGACGCTGCTGTCCAAGTTGTGCCCGCTCAGCGTCAGCGCAAGCTGAAGCTGAAGGCTGAGGCAGTCTGAGGTAGGTAGGGCTACGGCCCTACTCCTCTGTTTGAGGACTATGGGGAATGGGGAACCGAGCGCTGAAGCGCTCGGGCCTTTTTGGCGTGTGAACCAACCCGCCAACAAAGGAGTAACACCATGGCAACTATCACCCGCCCCGCCCTCATCGCCGCCAACAAAGAGCTGGAAGCCAAAGTCACTGTACTGGAAGCTCGGCTTGCACTTGCAACCGAGGTGTTCCGTGCGCAACGTGCAAAGCTTGCAGAGCAAGACGCGCTGCTGGCCACTCGTGGCTGCATCGCAACTCCCACACCCGTGGTCAAGGCTGTGAAGCCTGCGCACACGGTCAAGCGCTTCACCAAGGCGGATGGCTCCGTCTGGGAACGCCACCAATGGAAGGGCAGCAATCAGGCAGTCATCCGTCAGGTGGCAGCGTGAGTGAATACCGGGCGCTTCGGCGCTCGGTCCTTTTCGGCGTGTGTATCAGCACTGGGCTGATGCCATCAACTAAGGAACAGGTATGCAGATCATCATCAAACTGGGACAAGCGCAGGCCAAGATCATCGACAACGAAGGGTACACGGTGCTGGACTACAGCGTCGATAACTACAACGTAGAGGTAAGCGTCGAGCGCCTCATCGACGTGGCCGTGGAACTTCAAACCGCGCTTCTCGCACATTTAGAGAAGGGGCGCAACCATGATTGAAGCCGTTTTTGTCTTCGGTGCACTTAATGTGTTGTTCGAGTTCGTGCTGCTGAGCATGCTGAATCCGAGGACTCGGTTACGGGTGCTCGGCAGCGATAGAAGAAACCTATTACACGTGTTTGTTCTTAGTTTAAATCTATTGATTCACTGGGGCACGCTGATAGGAACCATGTCCGGCATTGCATCGTTTATCTGCTCCATGGTCACCGTGTCCATGGCTCGCAGTTTCTACGGCTACCTCGAACAGGGCCGGTATTACCACGTCGGTTGGATCAAGTATTCAGTAGGAGAACTCAAATGAATTTCGACACTCACGGCGAGATCATCGTCAATAGCTGCATCGCTGCAGCTATTTTTCTTTGCGCTCTGCTCATGGTGCTGCCATGAAGTACAACGTGTTTTGCGGAACGCTCTACGCAGAGGGCGACCCTAACTGGAAGTTCTGCGCAACATTCGACACGCTCGAAGAAGCAATGGACAAGATCGACAACCATCTGGTTGGATACCCAGTCCAGGTCATCGAAGTACGTCGCGGTGACTATGTCTACACCATTGACATGAACACACCGTGCTTCCGACCACTCTGTACTTAGCCTGAGAAGTTCCGAGCGCTGAAGCGCTCGGGCCTTTTTCGCATGTGTATCTAACCCCAAGGAGTAAACACATGACCACTTGCCGTAGCTGCAACTTCCTGTCCTGCCCAAACCAAGGCACACACATGGATGCGTGCTCTCACCATCAGGACCTTCACTTCGAAGAGCCTGAGTTCGAGGCCTACACGTTTGACGAACGTACTGGCTCAGAACGCATCCACTTCTTCCACACCGAGGCTGCACGCGACGCATTCGTTGCACGCCAGCCCAGCCACAAGATGGCTCACTGAGTCAGCCAAGTTCCGAGCGCTGAAGCGCTCGGGCCTTTTTCGCATGTGTATCTAACCCCAAGGAGTAAACACATGAGACGTACGCGCGACGAAGAGACTAAATACATCGCTCTTTGCATGAACCAACCAGTGCTGACTGACCCACTCAATGGCTACATCAGAACGCCACTGAAAAGTCACGTCGTCATCACACCACCGCGTGCGCACTTACGTGATCGCCTATACGCGCAGGCAATAGCGTTCGCTAAAGGCGACGACGAATTACTCGAAGCAGAGTACGAACGACTGCTCTTCAAATACAACACATAGAGCCAGAAATACCGAGCGCACATGCGTTCGGGCCTTTTTGGCGTGTGCATTTCGCACATACAAAAGGACTCATTCATGGCTATCCGAAAACAACCACCCGCTCTGTTCATCTCTCTCGAATTCATCGAAGACGAGGCTGTTGAAGAGCTAGACCCCTACGCAGTGATGTGGGCAAAGATCCAGCAAATTGCTGAGGTGCTCGATGTCTCTGAAGAAGAAGCACAGCAAATCGTGCTTGGCCGTATCTGCGCCACACCGCTGCGTTAAACCGTTCCCCAGGCAGTGAGTGACTGCATCCCACTCAATCAACTCTTTATTAAAGGAATCATCATGTCTGCTAACACCACCCACCACTACTTCAACCTGTATGACTACGTCGTCAAAGTGCCTGAAGTTCGGATCGCTGCACAAATGGCTGCGTCTACCGCGTGGAAGATCGACCAGCTTATCGCTACGACTTCGCGTGGCATCTTCAAGAACATCCGCCAAGAAATCTTCCACGCTAACGGTGGTGTGGATTCAATGGCTGAACTCACCACTGCGTTGCACGAAAAAGACTTCGCTGAAGAATCTTTCCGTGAACAGGGCTCTAGTAACGAGACCGCATGTGAAAGCATCCGTGCATTGAACTCGCAACGTGACCAATGGCACGACCTGGCTAAGCAACTTGTTGAGATGACCTGGGACTGGAATGGCAATGCACGTGTCTACGAAATCCCTGACATTGAAACTGCGTTCTCTAGTGACAAACCTTACCGGGTAGGTCAAGACACTCAGCGTCGGATGAAGATGAACATCCAACGTCGTGCCAAAGCATACGACTGGGATACCGAGACCACCCAACGTCGCTTCGAGTCCAAGCTGGCTAAGAAAGAAGACAAGCTAGTGCAAGTCAAAGAGAACGTTGACGCTATGACCGGTGCTGCAGTCATGATGATGGAATTCGCACTGAGGTCTGATGAAAGCAGTGCAGCTGAACGTAGCAAAGAATTCTCGGCACTACCGATCGAGCTACAACGAGTTCTGCTGGACAACGCGCAACGCGCTGCGAACAATGTGGCTGAGTGGGCTGAAGATGATCGCTCGCTCTCTGACCGTGAAGCTGAGGATATTGATGATGGTGCGTTCAACGTAGAACGTGACATCAAGCGTGTACTCGCGTCACCTAAGTTCCGTACTGCTCAGCGTGTTGCTGAAGCGTCTGAAGCGAATGTCGGTTAAGGACTGAGTGAAGTAGGTGGTAGGGCTATGCCTCTACCGCCTACTTCTTCGATCTTGGTCGATGGGAATATGGTCTTTCGTTATGAACTGCCGCCCCATCTCTATATAGGTTTTTCTAATCAGTATCTAATATCTAATCTTTATTTCAAAATAATAAGATAAGATTATAAGTATAAGAGTATAAGGTATATAGATATATAGAGGGAAAACAGGCTTATGAACACCTATTATGGTTTATGGTTCTAAGCTCTGTTTTAGATCGAATACACTCTCCCTCTCTGAAAGGACTTTCATGAACGTCTACTTCCTCCAAGCAAGTGAGCCTTTGACCAAGCAATATACGAAAGTCAACGGTGATCTCATAAAGACTCCCTACCCCTTTGTGTGGGAGTTCACCTCCCACCAAGAGTCTGTCAACAACCTGTCCCAGTTCGAGTCACTTCTGAATAAACACGCAGCAAAAGGCAACTGTGTGCTCAAAGGTGTCATCTCTCGTGACCTGGTGAAAGAGTCTCGTGCAGGCAGCACTTCAACCAACGACACCACAGAATGGTTGGTGCTAGACCTAGATGGACTACCCGAACACATCACCATCCAGACACCTGGTGGTCAGACTGTTTCACAACCGCTCACCATCGACTTGTTCCTCGGTGAGATGGGGTTGCAAGACATCTCCTATGTGGTGCAGTGGTCAGCTTCCTATGGCGTGTCCGATAAAAAGATTCGTGCCCACGTTTTCATGATGCTCGACCGTTCGTACGCAGCACCTCTGCTCAAGCAATGGCTAATCCAGAAGAACCACGAAGTCCCCATGCTGCGTGACTCCATGGGTCTGACCAAAACTGGCAACTCCATCTCCTGGCCACTGGACATCAGCGCATGCCAGAACGACAAGCTCATCTACATTGCGCCTCCCATCCTCAAGGGCATCAAGGACCCGATGGGCAAGAACCCACGCATCAAGCTGGAGAAGCGCAAGTACGACGTGCTCTCGTTGGCTAGTGCTATCAACACCACCGAGAAGAACACCAAACTCACACACGAGCGTGTGAACGAACTGCGTGACTCGCTCGGATTGCCCAAGCGCAAGTTCACCTACAAGGTAGCCGGTCAAGCCCACGTCCTGCTCAAGCCGGACGAGGCCACCATCACCGAGATGAAGGTCGAACGCGGTTTCGTGTACTTCAACCTGAATGGTGGTGACAGCTGGGCTTACTACCACCCGGAGGACAAACCTGACTACATCCACAACTTCAAGGGTGAGCCGAGCTACCTCACCAAAGAGCTGCTGCCCGAATACTGGCTCCAGATCACCAGCTCAGGAAATCTACGCACGTCAAGCTCAGGCATTACGTACCTGGCTTTCTGTGACCGCAAGTCTGGCATCTATTACCGTGGCACTTACGACAACACTTCTGACCTTCTGGATATCACACCCGCCAAGAACGAAACCCAACTTCGTCACTTTGCCCTCCAGTACGGTGTGCCGCTGAGCGACTACATCCCTGAGTGGGACCTGGTGTTTGATCCCATGGACAACGTGCGTGTGGACGTAGCCAACAAAGTCATCAACAAGTTCGTGCCTAGCCCGTACATGAAGACCCAGGCCAAGAAGGTCACCAAGTGCCCGCCCACCATTTTCAAAGTCCTGCACCACGCACTGGGTATGGATGTGGATGTGACTGAGCACTTCCTGAACTGGACTGCATTCGTACTGCAACGCCGTGATCGCGCCAAAACAGCCTGGGTGCTGCATGGCACCCAAGGGACAGGAAAAGGCATCCTGACTAACAACATCCTGCGTCCGATCTTCGGTGCTGCTCATGTAGCTAGCCGTCGGATGGAGGAGCTGGCAGACAAGTACAACCAGTTCATGGAGAACTCGTTGCTCGTGTTTGTGGACGAGGTGCAGATCAAGGCGCTCCAAAACGAGAAGGGCGTCATGGCCAAACTTAAAAACTTCATCACTGAGGAGTTTGTGCCCATGCGTGCCATGTACAGCAACGCACAGGAAGCCCGCAATTACACCAACTGGATTCTCATGTCCAACATGACAGACCCAGTGCTGATCGACAAGAACGACCGCCGTTTCAACGTTGGTCGCTACCAGCCCGACAAGCTGGTCATCAGCGACAAGGAGCTGGCCGACCTTGAGAAAGAGTTGCAATCGTTTCATGACTTCCTTCTGTCCTACCCACTGGATGAACAGAAGGCAGGCGAAGTGATCCACACCACAGACCGCGACACCATGATCTCTATCTCGGAGTCGTCTATCGACACCGTGGCGTCGGCTCTGCTGGAAGGGAACTTCGGCTTCTTCATCGACCAGCTGCCTACCGACCTGTCCTACCAGCGCAATGCAATGCTCAACGGCAAAGTCGAGGACTACCGTGAAGTGCTCGCTGCCCTGCTGGGCCGCACAGCACCAGATGGCAAATGCAACATCGCCCGCGATGAGCTGCGCGCCATGCTGGAGTACGTGGTGGGCAACATCCCTGTATCGCCCAACAAATTCACGAGCCTGCTCAAGCACCACCGCGTCCATACCAAGGTCGTGTGGGTGAACAACAAGAGCGTGAATGGGTTGTCCGTGCAATGGCAGGACACCAAGAACTTCAGCAAGTACATCGCCGATCACTTCGCAACGAAGGGAGCCAAGGCGAAGACGAAATGATCAGGCTGATGGAGACCCCGGTCCATGAAGGCAGAAAGAAACTTTAGATGATCACATTACTTGAAACCAAGTTATGGGACGGCGACGAAATTGTTGCCGTCACAGACGGAACCGAAGTTGGCCCCTCATGTACCCAATGTGTTGGTTATCGCCTTCCGAGATGTCAGACCGGTATAAACGGATATGGAGCGCTTCCTGACTGCAAAAACATTATCTGGATGCGCATAGACGACGCCATTAAGGCACGTCTACGTGGGAGGATTCAATGACCGACCGCACCATCACCAAAGTCATCGTCCCTCGCAAACATGGGTGTAGGGACTGCCACTATCACTCGCCTGAATCAGGTGTGTTCGTCGGGGCATGTCACCACCCTGACTCCAGAAGCCGTAACTGCTCTCCACAAGGAAAGCAGTACGAATTCATTTATTTAACCGAAGAGAAAGCAGCGCTAGCTCGACTGAGAGGAACCTATGGAAAAAATTGAAGCGTTCGTGATGGGGATGATCGAGTTTCGTTCGTCCTTCACGATGTACTACACCTCCTACCACCTGAAGCTGGCCTATGACCGAGGCCGCGAATTCATGCACCGCGTAACCTTCCGAAAGTTTGAACAATGAGACTCACTAACACCATCCGTGACGCATTCGTACGCTCTGTCATGAACGACGTACCCTTCGTCGACTACAACGAAGCAGCAAGCAAGCTGGTCATCAATGCCATTGCCTCCTACTTCAAGGAGACGTTTGGCGTCGAAATAGCCGAGCTTGGACAAGGAAATTGGGTGAATCTCCAGAGTGTCCAATTGCCTGGGCATCTGCTCTCTGTGTACACCTACTCTTCTCACTATAACTTCGTTGAACGTAACTTACCCGAGTTGTGGGAGACCCTGAAAGCACTGGATGTGCGGCACCGTGAGCAAAACATCCAGCGTGCCAAGCTGGAAGAGCAGATTCGTGGTGTGACTATGAGCGTGACCACACGCAAGGCTCTTGCCGACGCTCTGCCTGAGTTCGAGAAGTACCTGCCTCAAGACGAGGCCAAGGCCGTGCGCACGTTGCCTGTGGTGCAGAACGTGATCGCAGACTTCGTCAAGGCAGGCTGGCCCAAGACAAAGGAAGGAGCACCCGCATGACTCGATTTACCCTTACCCTTCTCTGGACTGCTCTGCTTGTTGAAAGCGTTGTCAACGCTTGCATGGACACGCCGCCTTCACACTACGCCCAGATTGCTACCAGTGTCGGCGCGGTGATCATGTCTCTCGAACTGTTGTTGAGATCACATGACTAGCAGCGACCCTTCCAGGCATCTGCGTTTCCTCCAGCGTCGTGTGAGGTGGCTGCACGAGCGTGTGGCAAATGCTACCCATAACACATCGTTCGACAAAGCTGAAATCGCTGCCCTGACTTGGGCAATTAGCAGATTACAGGATCAGCAGCCGACTGCGCAGCATGTAAAGGAAGAACAAACATGATGAACAGTGCGGCATTGCGCTGGTCGGTATAGGAGCAAATAAATGAACCAACGCATGTTTCTTAAAAACTCATTCGATAAAGCCATCGAATGCGCCCGTCTGATTGGCGCCGTCGAGACTCTTAAAGCTCACGGCACCTTCACACAACGTGATGCTGCGTTCATAGATTGCATGTATCAAAGCATTGCCGAATACCGGACCACTGTCGCCAATATGGTGCCGGACGCCGAGCCTTTCGACTGGGTCGAGTCAGCCACAACATCTTCTACGCCATGAGAACTTGTCCAGCCTGCAAGGAAGAAAAACCATTTTGTGAGTTCTTCCACAACAAAAGTACATCCGATAAAACACAGTACAAGTGTTTAGGGTGTACATACGGTCACAACAAACCACACAGCACTCGTCTTACGCCCGCGCAAACGGTTAACAAGTTCAGTGGGAAGTACGAGCCTGGTGAAGAGCAGGTTTATTACCGCAATGACGGCAACAAACATATCTTGTCTAAAGGTGTGCGATGCTGAAGAAATAAAACGTACACACATTTAGATCTGATCATGAAAAATGTCTTAGTTCCGATGCGTAAAGTACCTCTGGCATGGTGCTCCGGGCGTGTGATCCGCGAGATCGGCAGAACTCAAGTAGAAGTAGCCATCCCGCACAACGGCAGGAATTTGTACCAAGTGTTCAACAAGGAGGACATCATCTTCGTCTCGTAATCTATAATCGTAATTAGATTAAACAAAACTTCTAAGAAGTGGAAACATGAAACTTCGTCTCTTTGCATTGCGCGACACCCAGACTGGTCGCATCCTCCCCAACACTTTCTTCGCTTCCAAGACCGAGGCGAAACTCAAACGTGATGAACTCAACGGAGATAAAAGTCTCTATTGCGTCACTTACGGACCCGATCACCACGCTTACCGTGGCTAGTCTTTAATCTAACTTCAAATAGGTGGAACCATGAAGCCTTCCCTGATGATCGAAGCCATTGAATTTCTCATTGGCCTGAAGCAACCAACCATGATCTGGGGTCCTCCAGGTGTAGGTAAATCTGATGTGATGCGTGCTGCTGTCGAGCGCATCAACTCCAGGATCAAAGTTAAAAAGAACCACCTTCGGCTGGTTGACATTCGTCTCTCTAACTGCGATCCAACAGACCTCAAGGGCTTCCCTATGCCTGACCAGTCTGACAAGACCATGATGTTCTTCCCGATGAAGAGCTTACCGACGGATGGTCACGGTGTGATATTCCTTGATGAGATCAATGGCGCGCCACCATCCGTGCAGGCAGGGGCATACCAGCTTACGCTCGACCGACGGATAGGTGACTACGAACTACCGCCAGGATGGACCGTCATGGCCGCAGGGAACCGAGCGACAGATCGCGGTGTTGTCCACGCCATGCCTGCCCCACTATGCAATCGCTTCATTCACCTCGACTACACAGTCAACCTCGAAGATTGGGTGGATTGGGCAATTCCACACGGTGTCAGTGACACCACACGTGGCTACCTCCGTATGCAGCCCAACGACCTCTGCGTCGAAAAAGTCGAACCCGGTGCTCGTGCATTCAATACACCACGTACGTGGGCGTTTGCAGACCGTGTAATCAATAGCAACTTGCGTACAGAGGTCATGCTGCCGATCCTGCAAGGCACTATCGGCGAGGGTGTGGCCACGAAGCTTATGGGCTTTGCACGTGACCGCAAAAATATGCCTGACCTTGACCGTATCGCAACTCACCCAGACGAAGTACAGGTGCCCGAAAGCCCCTCGACACGTTACGCCATCTTGGCTGGTCTGGAGCCCCGAGTGAACAAAGACAACTTTCAGAACCTTCTGAAGTACGTCAAACGCATGAGCAAGGATTTTGAAGTGGTGTTCGTCACCGCTGCAGATCGCCGTGACCCGGAAATATGCGAGACAAAAGCCTTCACGGAGTGGATTCGTGAAAACCGCACGCTGCTGGTGTAACCCATGAGCCTTCGTGACCGTGCGAGGGCAGACTGGATCAAGCCACAGGACATGGTGGCTTGGCAGCACCTGCTGTACCGCAAGCACTACAACGCAGGGTCCGATAGCTACCGTCTCCACTACATCGCCGCACTGAGGGGAAACCGCATCAGTGTGGCGCGTATGGAGTGGCTAATGGACGCAGCGGCTCTGGCAAGGATTCGCGGTGAAGTACCTCAAACCCGATGAATTGCAAGACTGGCACATCAAGATCATTCTTGAGCAACTAGGTGCCCAGCCTGTGGATCGTAACTATACGCTGGCGTTGGGGTGGTACGCCCAGTGGCTGCGATACGCCACTGAATTCGACCCACCACAGCAGCGTCACGTCGACGAGCTGCATGGGGCTTTTGCACTAGCAAGACTAAGAGGAACCAAATGAGCTTACAAGACAAAGCAATGCTGATCACGCTGTCCGTATCTTGCTGGACAGCGCGTAAGCAGGACAAGAAGGTCTCTGCCGAGGTAGAGGCCGCGCACAACGCCAAGAATGCTGGGCGCTTCAACAAGGACCTGATCAGCAAGGAGTACCTTGAGAAGCTGACCAGCCATGCAAGCGCTATTCGTTCGTACCACTACAAGATGACCCTGCCTTGGATGGACAACGGTGCACGGCTGCTGCCCTCCAAACTGTTCCAAGAGTACAGCGCCGAGATGCGCAAGATGAAGCAGGAATACGCCACACTGGTGAGCAATTTCGCTCAGACCTACCCCACGCTGGTCCAGGAGGCCCGTCAGCGCCTGGGCACGATGTTTGACCCTGCCGACTATCCCGAGGCTTCCGAGCTGTACGGCAAATTCGACGTGGAGTTGGACATCATGCCCGTACCTGACGGGGCTGATTTTCGTGTGGCAGTCAGTGATGCAGAACGCGCCAGCATCGCTCAAGATATTTCTGAACGCGTGGCAAAACGGCAAGCTGCGGCTATCCGATCCGCATGGGTACGAGTTCGCGAGGCAGTTACTCGGGTTGCCACCTGCTTATCACAACCAAAAGCAAGAATTTTTGATTCTCTTACAGAGAACCTCGAAGAACTTGTCAAGGTGTTACCAGGCCT